GAGTACAACGTATAATAATCACAATAATAACGATCTTCAAATGACGCTGCGAAGGGTGTTCGAGCCATGACCGTACCCGTCTCAGCCCTACAGGAGATAGCCCCCGGCGCGGTCATCGAGCTGTTCGAGCTGGAGCTGAATACTGCCCAACACGGCGCAAACGACACCTACCGTTTCCACGCTGGCACCAGCCTCAACAACAATGGCGAGGTGGTGTGGAACGGCAACAACTATCAGCGTTTTCCCGTCGAGGCTGATGGGTTTGAATACAGCGGCAATGGTCAGCTCCCACGTCCCAAGATCCGCGTCAGCAACATCCTCAGCACCATCACGGCCCTGCTGTTGACACTGCCGGATGGACTGGAGGGTGCCAAATTTACGCGCATCCGCACGCTGGCACGCTATATCGACGCAGCAAACTTCCCTGGTGGCACTAGCCCCTACAGTCCCGACCCTACGGCGGAGTTTCCGCGTGAGATCTACTACGTCGATCGCAAAACCATCGAAAACCGCGAGGTAGTCGAGTTTGAGCTTGCGGCCGCTTTTGACCTTGCTGGCGTCAGCGCACCTAAACGGCAATGCATCGCCAACATCTGCCAGTGGGTATACAAGTCAACCGAATGTGGCTACAGCGGCGGGCTGCCGACCTGCCTCAAAACACTGACTGACTGCAAAGCGCACTTTGGCGCTACGGCTGAACTGCCATTTGGCAGCTACCCCGGCATCGGAGCCTTTAGCGGATGACCTGGAAGCACGCCGCAATGGATCATGCACGTGGTGATATACCGCGTGAGGCGTGCGGGCTTGTGGTGGTGGTCAAAGGCCGCGAACGCTACTGGCCATGTCGCAACCTCAGCAGCGGCAGCGATCAGTTCATCCTCGATCCTGCCGACTACGCAGCCGCCGAAGATGCCGGCGAAATCGTCGCGGTGTTCCACTCGCATCCAAGCACGCCACCAACGCCAAGCCAGCCGGATCTAATGGCCTGCGAGGCAAGCGGTCTACCGTGGTACATCTGGAATCCAAAGACCGGCGGATGGGGCGAATGCCAACCAAGCGGCTACCGCGCTCCACTCATCGGCAGGCAATGGACCTGGGGCATCAGCGACTGCTGGACGCTGGCGCGTGATTGGTACGCCGAGCACGGATTACACCTACGCGACTGGGAGCGACCGCTAACACCAGAGCAGTTTGAAGCGGCGCCAATGTTCGATGACTGCTGGCGCGAGGCTGGCTTTCGCGAGCTGGAAGAGGAGCAAGAGCTGCAAAAAGGCGACTTCCTGCTGATGAACATTTCAGGCAGCGGCTTGAACCACTGCGGCGTCTACATCGGTGACGGAATGGTGCTTCACCACTTGCGCGGACGACTCAGCAGTCGTGATCTGTACGGCGGTGGCGGCTGGCTTCAGAAATGCACTGGCCATAGGCTGCGCCATCCCGACTTCGTTACCATGGGTGGAGGCTGAGTCGCATCATGCTGCGGAAGATCCGGGTATATGGACGACTTGCCAAGTTCCTTGGCCAGCGTGTGTTTGAGGCGGACGTTGCCAACGCCGCTGAGGCGGTGCGGTTTCTAGTGGTGAACTTCCCGCAGCTTGAAAAGCACATGGCGGATCAGCACTACCGCGTCAGTGTGGGGAAATATGCACTAACCATGGATGAGCTGCATGATCCAGCGGGGCAGCAAGAGATCAAGATCGTGCCGGTGCTAGTGGGTGCTGGTGGCAATGTGGGGCGTATTTTGATTGGGGCTGCATTGATTGCCGGTGCATTTTTCACTGGCGGTGCAACTATCGGATTGCTTGGTCTTGCTGCGCCTGTCGCAGTCAGCACTGTTCTGGCTGGTATTGGCGTGAGCCTTGTGCTCGGCGGCGTCGCTGGACTGCTCACTCCCACACCAAAGATCAACCAACCCGGCACACCACAAGACAACAACGATCCCCGCAAAAGCTACAGCTTCAGCGGCATCCAAAACACCAGCAGGCAAGGCACACCCGTGCCAATCGTCTATGGCGAGACCTTGGTTGGCTCTGTCACCATCTCGGCCGGTATTGACACCGTAGAGGTGTACGGCTGATGGCACGCATCTACGGCGCTGGTGGCGGCGGTGGTAAAGGCGGTGGTGCGCAATCGCAACCCGCACCACGCACGCCTACAACTGAAACCGACAGCCTTAATTCCAAGCAATACGCGCAAGTCCTCGATCTGATTAGCGAAGGCGAGATTGAAGGACTGAAGAACGGCTATCAATCTATTTTCATTGATAACACGCCACTGCAAAATGCAGACGGTACATACAACTTCCAGAACGTCTCTATTGCCACGCGCAACGGTACGCAGAATCAGACGTACATCCCTGGCACATCTGACGTAGAGGACGAAAAGGCGGTAGGCGTTGAAGTGCAATACGCATCACCTGTTGTTCGATCTATCACTGACACCAGCGTTAATGCCGCACGCATCACGATCACAGTGCCGCAACTGCAAACCTTCACCAATGAAGGCGATGTGCTTGGCTCGCAAGTGGGCCTGCGCATTTACGTGCAGTACAACGGCGGCGGCTACAACTTGGCCGTTACCGACACCATCAGCGGACGCACTGGCGACGCCTATCAGCGTGACTACCTCATCAACCTTGCCAGCACGTATCCGATCGACATCAAGATCGAACGCGACCGGCCAGATAGCACTGATCCCAAAGTAGTCAACGCCTTCAACTGGACCAGCTATACCGAGATCATTTACGCCAAACTGCGCTACCCCAACAGTGCCCTGGTTTGGACGCGCATTGACGCCGAGCAGTTCAACCGCATCCCATCACGGTCTTACCTAATCCGTGGCATCAAGGTACGCATCCCAAATAATGCCACCGTTGATAGCGTCACCGGCAGGCTGATCTACGTCGGCATCTGGAACGGCACGTTTGGTGCAGCGCAATGGTGCAGCGACCCGGCATGGATCTTGTGGGACTTGCTGACATCAACGCGCTATGGCTTTGGTGATCACATCAAAGCTGCGCAGCTTGATAAGTTCGCCTTTTACGCCGCCAGTCAGTATTGCTCCGAGCTAGTACCTGACGGCTTCGGCGGGCAAGAGCCGCGCTTCTCCTGCAATGTCAACATCCAGACCGCAGAAGATGCTTACAAACTGATCAACGACATGTGCAGCGTTATGCGCTGTATGCCGTACTGGAGCACTGGCGCACTGACAATCAGTCAAGACAAGCCCGCTGATACCGCCTATCTGTTCACGCTGGCGAATGTCACTGAGGAGGGTTTCAGCTATCAAGGCGGCAGCCGCAAGACTCGCCCTACGGTTTGCGTTGTAAGTTACCTCGATCTCAACAGCCGCGACATTGCCTACGAGGTTGTTGAGGACGCAGAAGCCATCCAGAAATACGGCGTCGTCAAAACTGAAATCAGCGCCTTCGCCTGCACCAGTCGCGGACAGGCGTATCGCATCGGCGAATGGCTGCTGTACTCAGAACGCTACGAGAGCGAAATCATCAGCTTCACTGCCTCGATTGATGCTGGCGTGCTGGTGCGGCCTGGGCAAATCATCGAGGTAGCCGATCCCGTACGAGCTGGCGCACGACGCGGTGGCCGCATCTCCGCTGCAACGACCACAGCCATCACGGTGGATGACGCTACCGGGCTGACAGCAGCAGGTGCTGAGTTGTCGGTGATCATGCCTGATGGCAGCGTCCAGACACGTTCCATCACAACCATTGCCGGTGATGTGATCACTGTGTCGTCGGCATTTTCGACAGCCCCCAACGCTAACAGCGTCTGGATTTATCAAACCAGCGCCATCCAAACATCAACGTGGCGTGTGCTCACCGTTCAAGAGCAAGACGGCAGCAACTACGCCATCAGCGCTATTGCTTATAACGCCAGCAAGTACGACTACATCGAACGCGGCACAGCACTAGAAGAACGCGACATCACTGATCTGAACAAGCCGGCCAGTACACCACGTGCGCCGACATTCCAAGAGGTGTTGTACGAGGAAGCTGGGCAAGTGCTATCCAAGCTCATCATCAACTGGCTCGCGTCCATTGATGAAGACGGACGCACCAACGCAGTGCAATACCTTGTGCAATGGCGAAGAGCAGATGGCAACTGGGCGCAGAATTACGTCACAACACAGGAATACGTCATCTATGACACCACACCTGGCGACTATGAAGTATTGATCTATGGCGTTAATCCAGGCTTGCGGCCATCAGCGCAACCAGCGCGTCTGGATGTATCAGCACGCGGCAAGCTAGTCGAGCCTGCCAATGTGCAGAATCTAACGATTGAGCAAATCAGTGCCAACTCTGCACGCTTGCGTTGGGATGCCTCGACTGATCTTGACGTGAAGATCGGCGGTCGCGTTCACATCCGCCACACCAGCATCACAGACGGCACTGGTACATGGACTAATTCGCAGGATCTTATCCCTGCAGTGCCTGGCTACAGCACTGAGGCGATCGTGCCAATGGTCGAGGGTGAATACCTCGTCAAGTTTGAAGACAGCAGCGGCAAGCAAAGCATCGCTGAAGCCAGTGTTGTTGTTGACCTGCCCGATCCACTTAGCGCCTTTTTGGTTCAAAGCAAACGCGAAGACACAACAGATCCACCGTTTCAAGGTGAGTTCACCAACCTGTTTTATAGCGTCGAATATGACGCCATCACGCTGGGCGGCACAGGCTTATTCGACACGATTACAGACTTTGATCTATTAGTTGATCTCGACTATTACGGTGACATTGCAGAGACCGGCACATATGTATTCAATGAAGTGCTAGATCTTGGCGCTAAGTATTCACTGGACTTGCGGCGTCATCTTGTTGCTGGCGGCTTCTACCCATCTGATCTGATTGATGAACGCACCGACCTGATCGACACATGGGTTGACTTTGAAGGTGCAGTGGCTGATCAGGTGAATTCCAAGGTCTGCGTACGTACAACCGACGACAACCCCACTGGATCACCAGCGTGGAGTGATTATCAAGAATTTGGCAACGGCACCTTCACTGCGCGAGCCTTCCAGTTCAAGCTGGATGCCTCAGCCTTTACGTTGTCGCAGGCGTTTGCCTGTTATGAGCTGGGCTACAAAGCATCGTTTCAGCGGCGCATTGAAAGCTCAGTGGTGGCCGAATCAAGCGGTGCTGGCACCAAGAGCGTTGCGTTTGCCAATCCGTTCTGGACCGGAACGGCGGCACTCGGAGGCGTCAACAGCATCTTGCCGTCCATCGGCATCACCGCTCAAAACCTGCAATCCGGCGACTACTTCAACGTGACCAACGTAAGCAGCAGCGGTTTTGATGTGACCTTCCGCAATAGCAGTGGCACTGCAGTTGATCGCCTGTTTGCGTGGTCAGCGGTAGGATACGGTAAAGGCGCATAATCCATGGCCACGTACGACTGGACGGGCACGGACATAATCCCAAACGGCAGTGGTTCGGCTGTACGCGCTGACCTGAACGACGCACTGCTGGCACTGTTTTCGCAAAACAGCAGCGCCACTGCACCGCCTGAAACCGTCGCCTACATGACGTGGGCGGACACGGCAACTGGCCTCTACAAGATCCGCAACGCAGCTAACAGCGGCTGGATCACGCTGTATCAGCTCGATGGCGAGTGGACAACGATCGCACTGGAGAACGGCACCGCTGCTGCACCGTCGCTGTATTTCAAGGACAGCGGCACCGATACCGGTCTCTACAGCCCCGGCACCGATCAAGTAGCCATTGCCACCGCTGGCGTTCAGCGCGTCAACTTCAACGGTGCCACTGAGGTGGTATTCAACGATGGCGGCGCTGACGTTGACCTCAGAATTGAAGGCGACACCGAGCCGAACCTGTTCAAGATTGACGCTGGCACTGATCAGGTGCAGGTCAAGAACCTCAACGGCGGGCCGCTTGCTGGCACTCGCAACCGCATCATCAACGGTGATATGCGGATTGATCAGCGCAATGCTGGGGCGAGTGTGACGCCTACGTCTGCAATCTACGGACTGGATCGTTGGTATTGCGCCGTATCGCAGTCAAGCAAATACAGTGTGCAGCGCTCAACTGTTGCACCATCTGGTTTCACAAACAGTCAACTTGCTACTTCACTGTCAGCATATTCGCTTGCAGCTGGAGATTTTTTCGCGCTGCTTCAACCAATAGAAGGTTACAACTTTTCTGACCTTGGATGGGGCACTGCCAGCGCTCAAGCTGCAACTCTCTCGTTTAGAGTGCGCTCCAGCCTTACAGGCACATTTGTCGTCGCTATTCGTTCAGGAGCAAATGATGCAGCGTATCCAGCAACTTATACGATCAACGCTGCAGATACGTGGGAAACAAAGAGCATAACTATTCCAGGTCCAACAACTGGAACTTTTGCTACTGACAACAGTGCTGCTTTTGGAGTTTGGTTCTCCCTTGGTATTGGCTCGACGTTTAACGCGACTGCAAATACTTGGGGCAGCGGTAGCGCATTATCGGTAGCTGGAGCCACCAGCGTTGTCGGCACCAACGGAGCCACCTTCTACATCACCGGAGTCCAACTCGAAGCCGGCACCGTAGCCACTCCGTTTGAGCGCAGGAGCTACGGACAGGAGCTGGCGTTGTGTCAGAGGTATTACTATCAAACCAGCCAAAGCAATGATTTTTACGGAAGGGCTGGAACAGTTTCGGCAACAACATATCATCCTATTGTTCACGAGTTTCCTGTGCTCATGAGAATTGCCCCTAATTTTTCAGCCACAGGAGCAACTTTTAGCTCTGCCAACTCCAGTGCGTTCTCAAATGCCACAACAACAAGACGACACTTAACTTTGATTGCTTTAAGCAATACGGCCAATTTGGACGCTTATTACTTCTTGGCCACAGGATCTCTCACTTGGTCTGCGGAGCTTTGATCCATGTCCTACCAACTGACGCACAGCAACATGATCCTTCGTCTTTCCGACGAGCTGTGGATCTCACCCGACCCCGCCAACACCGACTACGCCGCCTACCAGGCGTGGCTCGCTGAAGGCAACACCCCCTTGCCCGCCCCTGAACCTGAACCCACCCCAGTACTCACCACTGAGCAGAAGCTGGAAGCTGCTGGCTTGACGGTTGCAGAATTGAAAGAGCTGTTTGGCCTGAGCTGATCATGGCAATTTCACCCGGCACCTACAACATCAGCCTGCAGCGCCGGGCGGATTACAGCATCACGCTGCAGTTCAAGGACAGCACCGATGCTGCCATCAACTTGACCGGCTGGACCGTTGCCGCTCAAGCTTGGAATCAAGGCCGCACCACCAAATACGGCGACTTCACCGTTACCTACACCAACCGCAGCACTGGAACAGTTGCCATTGCGCTAACTGATGACCAGACCGCAACGCTGCCCAATGAGGCGTATTACGACGTATTGCTGACTAATCCAAGTGGCCTGAAGGAGTATTACCTCGAAGGCATTATCTACGTCAGCGAGGGCTACACCGCATGACGACAGTCAATGTCAGTTCTGTAACTAACACGGTCACCGTCACTGAAAACGGCAGCAGCACTGTTGTCACCGTACCCGTTACCAGCACGGTTACTGCAGTCACGGAGGGTCCGCAAGGACCAGCCGGTGGTACTGCGTTTGTCTATCAGCAAACTGCGCCAGCAACAACATGGACCATAAATCACAATCTTGGCTATAAACCATCTGTTGAATTACTTGACAGCGGCAGCCAAGAGATTGACGGTGATGTTTCGCACCCAAGCGACAACCAAACCGTTGTTACACTGAACCCAGCATCCGCTGGCCTCGCTCGCCTGATCTGACATGGCTCGCAAGTTTTTTACTGACCTTGACCTGCAAAGCGTCTCAAAGGTCATCAATGTCCCGACGCCAACTGCATCGGGCGATGCAGTGCCCAAGTCCTATGTGGACTCTGCTGTTGAGGGCCTGGCATGGAAGGACAGCGCTCGCGTTGGCACGCAAAGCAGCATCAACCTGACCAGCCCTGGCGCCACGATTGATGGCGTGACCATGGCATCCCAAGATCGGGTGCTGGTGCGCAACCAATCCACGCAAAGCCAGAACGGCATTTATGTGTGGAATGGCGCTGCAGTCGCCATGACCCGCTCGCTTGATGCCAGCACCTTTGCCGAGCTTGAGCAGGCGATCATCACCGTCGAGGAAGGCACCGACGCTGGCACCACCTGGCGTCAGACGCAGGTCAACGGCACGATCGACAGCAGCAATGTCGTCTGGACATCGTTCGCCGCTGCAGCACCTGCCGCTAGCGAGACGACTCCTGGTATTGCCGAGATTGCCACGCAGGCCGAAGTTGATGCTGGCACCGACGACCTTCGCATCGTCACGCCGCTGAAGCTGGCTACGTGGTCCGGGCGGATCAAAAAGTACAGCACCAACGTGGGCGACGGCAGCGCCACCAGCTATACGATCACGCATAGCTTGAACACCCGCGACGTGATCATCCGCGTGTTCCCCAACTCCGGCAACTACGACGACGTTGAAGTGGATGTGTATCGCCCCACCACAACCACTGCAACGCTGGTGTTTGCAACAGCGCCTGGCGTTAATGCCTACCGCGTGGTGGTGATCGGCTGATGGCACGGGCTTTTGAAACCGACATAACGCTCAACGCGCAACGCGAGCTGCGGCTGGCTGATGCGGACTCGTCTGCTTATGTCGGCTTCAAGGCTCCTGCCACCATCACTACCAACCGCATCTGGACACTGCCGTCTGCTGATGGCACCAGCGGTCAAGTGCTGAGCACCAATGGATCTGGTGTGCTGTCGTGGGCAACAGCAGGTGGTGGCGGCGGGCTGACACATTTTGTCGAGAGCGAGGAAACTGCCAGCCCTAATGCCACAGTTCCCGTCGATGCGCTAACGGCTACTGACGCCAGCTTTGCCAACATTGACGTGGCGCTGGTTGCTAAGGGCACAGGTGCAACGCTCGCGCAGGTGCCGGATGGGACAGCAGTAGGTGGAAATAAGCGGGGAACTTATGCGACGGATTTGCAAAAAAATCGCAATAGTGCATCGCAGGTAGCAAGTGGAAATAACTCGATTATTGCCGGTGGCTATCGCAACACGGCATCTGGCTCAAACTCTATTATTGTAGGCGGAGCCAACAATACTGCCAGTGCATCACAATCTGTTGTCGTAGGTGGAGATACCAACACGGCATCATCTTCTCTTTCTTTTGTAGGCGGCGGCCAGAGCAACCGCGCCCAAACTGGCACTTACGCTGCGGTCTGCGGGGGGAGTGACAACACGGTATCTGGTAACTCTGCTTTTATTGGCGGAGGTAACACCAACACCGCCTCCACCAACTACAGCTTCGTCGGCGGAGGCCAGAGCAACACCGCCCAAACCAACACGCACGCTGTGGTGTGTGGGGGTAATAGCAATACGGCGAGTGGGGCGAATGCGTGTGTAGCAAGTGGGGAAAGCAATACGGCTTCTGGTCGTTCTACTTTTATTGGAGGAGGTGGAGTACACACTGCATCAGGAAGTTATTCGGCAGTGATGGGTGGGGCTAGTGGCAACACAAGAAGTATTGTTGGCTATCACGTTTTTCCTGCATGTAACCAGCCAGTATCTAGTGCGGCTGGATCTACACAATCCGCGCTTCTGCTCCTAGCCCGCCAAACCACTGATGCTACCGCAACGGTTCTCGCTAGCAATAACCAACCGGGCACAACCACCAACCAAGTCATCCTGCCGAATAACAGTGCCTACTACTTCCGTGGCAGCGCGATTTCAGGCGTTACTGGCGGCGGCAATTCCAAAGCATGGACATTTGAAGGCGCAATCAAGCGCGGTGCAAACGCAGCGTCTACAGCCATTGTCGGCACCGTGATCATTAACACCATCGCTCAAGATGCAGGCGCAGCCGCCTGGACAATCGCCATCACTGCCGACACAACAAACGGCGGCATCGCCGTTACATTTACTGGAGCTGCTGCCACGACCATTCGCACCGTAGCCAAAATTGAAACCACGGAGATGACCTACTGATGTCTGTCAATATCAACCACGCCACCGACACCATCACAGCGACTGGTGGAACGCTAAACCTTCCAAATTACGTCGCAACCAGCGCCGCCAACTACCAAGAGTTCACCAGCAGCGGCACCTGGACGAAACCCGCTGGCGTGACGTTTATTTATGTCGAGTGTATTGGCGGCGGTGGCGGTGGCGGTGGTGGTCGCCGGGGAGCTAGTGGCACATTTAGATGCGGCGGAGGCGGCGGATCTAGCGGAAAAGTTACTTACCGTTGGTTGCCAGCAAGTTTTGTTGGCTCGACTGTAACTATCACAGTCGGCGCTATGGGCTTTGGAGCGCCTCCGACTTTTGCAGACAATACAAATGGCACAGCAGGCGGAAATGGAGGGTCTTCGTCTTTCGGAAATCACCTCATTTCTGTTGGTGGCTTAGGTGGCATTGGTGGTGTTCAAGGACAAAGCATTTCTTCTTTAGGGCTGCCTTACTACGGCCACAATATAGGTGATATTTCCGGCGGAATATGGGGCGCAGCAGGAGGTTCATCTACCTCAAACACAGTAAACCCTGGCTATAGATCTGCTTTCGGCCCTGGCGGCGGTGGTGCTGGTGGGGGTATTAACTCGTCCAACTTTGCCTTCGACGGCGGCGACGGCGGACAGGGATTCTCGGAATGGCTGAACAGTGGCACCTCTCGCACTCAAGTTGGAGGAGGAGGACTGGGTGGATCTAATTCAAATAGCGGACCGCTAGGCACTGGAAGCGGATCAGACGGAGTAAATCCCGGCGATGGCGGTGGTGGTGGTCAAGCAAGTGATTCTGGTCGCCCCGGAGGAAGCGGGGCGTTTCCCGGTGGTGGCGGCGGCGGTGGCACCGCCGGAACAAATAGCAGTGGCTTTAATAATTACGGCGGTAATGGCGGCGCTGGCGTCGTCCGCATTTGGAGTTGGTAACCATGACCATGCAATACGCAATCCTCAACGCAGAAGGTATCTGTATCAATCGCATCCTGTGGGATGGCGAATCCGACTGGCAGCCACCTAAGGGCTGCACAGCCATCGCAGATCCTGACAATCTGCATCCGATCTATGTAGAGCCACAACCTGAAGCGCCTGAAGATCCACTGGCTAGTCTTACGCCAGAGCAAAAGGCAGCATTAGTTGCCCTACTCCAGCAGCAAAACTGATGGCACTAACAACCTCGCTCGCTCAAACCAACATCGGCATCCCCATGGCCGACACCTACGCCCGTATCACGCTGATGCGTTGCGATAAGGAGCAAACGCTGATTCAGATTTCGCATTACGCGAACGCTGATGCCCGCAATGAGAACGCAAGCCCCGTGTTTGATCGCACCATGTTTGCGCCTACCAGCGAGCTACAGCCCGGTGACAATCCACTGGCGATTGGCTATGCGTGGCTCAAGACGCACCTTGAATACAGCGACGCGGTGGACTGCTGATGACCGTCAAAGCAAAGACCGGCACTGGGCGCATCGAGCATCAAGCTGGCAAACCTAAGCTCACGCGCCAAGGCAATGGCAAGCGCAGTAAGCCTCGTGGTACGCGAAAGTTGCGTAAAGGGCAAGGTCGCTAAGCTATTGAAGTAGCCGTTGCTGCCATGATCGAAGTCATAGCCGCAGTGGCCGGCGCGTCTATTACCGTTGCTGCGATGGGAGCAGCGGGGTTCAGTCGCAAGTCAGACGAAGCTCGTGATGCGGTGATTCGCCTTACGAGCGCCGTTGAACATATTGCAACACAATTAGAAGTATTGCATTCAGATATTAAGGAAGACAGAAAAGAGTTTTTCTCTCGCCTTAATACGGTTGAGCAAAGGGTCTCTAAGCTGGAAGTACGCCCGCCGTCTTGCTAGCCATGGATCGCGTCACTGATTACATCGCCTTGGCAGTTGCCATCCACGGTGTTGCATTGATCGTGGTCAACCTGACGCCTACGCCAAAAGATGACGCAGCGCTGACTGCTGCATCAAAGGCAGTCGTCAAGATCTACAGAGCCATTGAGATCCTTGCCGGTGTGATCACTCCATTCGTCAAGCGATGATCAAGCTATCGGATCTGTTCAAGTATTACAAGCACGGTACGCCGCATCAAATGGCGGCAGTGTCTGAGCTTGAGGAAGCAATTAACAAGGCCAACCCTCACATTCTCGGTCGCGATCAAGCCTGGTTCAAAACCTGGAGTCAAGGCGGCAAGCAAGGCGATTACGCCCCCGCTTTCAAACTGATCAAAGAATTCGAGGGCTGTCACCTCACCGCCTACCCAGATCCGTTGTCCGGCGCAGAGCCATACACAATCGGTTACGGTACCACGCGCTATCCCGGTGGTCGCTCTGTCAGTTGCGGTGACAAGATCACCGTGATCGAGGCCGATATGTTCATGCGAACTGAGGTCGACCAGATCGCGGCCAAACTCGCCAGCACTGTACCGTTCTGGTCCGAGATGACAGACGGACAGCAATCTGCTCTTATTTCATTTTCTTACAATTTAGGCAGCGGCTTCTACGGCGCTACCGGTTTCGAAACCATCAGCAAGCGCCTGCGCGAACGCGATTGGAATGCAGTGCCGGCTGCGCTTGAGCTTTATAGAAATCCTGGCACCAACGTTGAAGCTGGCCTGCTGCGTAGGCGCCGCGCAGAAGGAGTGCTTTGGCGTGAAAGCCTGCCGAAGCAGCTCGAAATTCAGCAGGATCCGGCCAAGCTGACGCCGAAATCGCCGTTCAGTGCTCGGTTAACGCCGCACGTCACGCTGGGTGAATTCGCTCTTGGGCGTGAAGAGCGGCGGTTCGTGGCGCAGCATCAGGTAGATACAGCGGCGGAGCTGGCGGCTTTTCTTGAGCGTGCTCGTTCGGCGTTCGGCAGCAAGCCTGTTGTGATCACAAGTGGCTTTAGGCCTCCGGCTGTCAATCGGATGGTGAATGGAGCGAGCAGTTCAGAGCACTTGTATTCCAAGCCAAATGAAGGCGCTATTGATTTTTGGATTGATGGCGCGGACATGATGGCCGTCCAGCGATGGTGTGATCGTGAATGGCCATTCAGTCTCGGCTATGCCGCGCCAAGGTTCATCCATCTAGGCCGCCGCGCTGATGGCCTGCGACGCAGATGGGACTACGCCTGAAGCCATCCCCAACGTTTGCCAGAACGTATATCACGCGCCTGTTCGCGTGATATGCCAAACCTAGACGCAATTTCGCGTTGAGTTCCGATGGCAGCGCGGATAGCAAGCACCTGTTCTCGCGTCAATTTTGCCGATGGACTGCGTTCGCCTCTGTTGGTTCGGCCGTGCTTGCGAGCATCGGCCATATTTCCCTTTCTAGTGTCCCATCGAAGATTGGACAGTCGATTATCAGTTCTAATACCATTAGCGTGACACCCTTCCATTCCGATTGGAGCAGGTCCAACAAAAGCCTCAAGCACTAATCGATGAACGTGACAAACGCTGCGCCTATGTTTATCGCTTAACTGCAACTGCATGTAGCCGGTATTTGCAACCGATAATTTCATTAGCTTTCCGCTTCGCAAGCTTTTGACTTTACCTTGGTCCGAAACCTCATACAGCCCTTCGTAGCCGGGCACTGGTTTCCACTGTTCTATAATGCTGGTCATCAGCTCAGTGCTCGTGAGTTGGTCACGCTTCAGGGGCTGCAACCCGCTGAAGCACCAAAATCTTAACAGCTTAAGCTGAATTCGCGCTAGCACTTGCCGATGATCCTCCACGACACCGAAATCCAGCGCCTCATCGAAGAGGAGCGGATGATCGAGCCATTCGAGCCTGAACTGCTAAACCCTGCGTCGCTTGATCTCAGACTCGGTGACAACATCATGGTGGAGGTGGAGCACACGTCAGAGCTGCAGCTTCAATCGATTGCTCACTGCAGCGCTGAGAATCCTTACTGGCTGGCGCCGGGCGAGTTTGTGTTAGCGGAGACCCGCGAAACATTCAACATGCCAAATGATGTATGCGGAATGTTTTGCCTTAAATCTAGTCGTGCGCGTGAAGGCTATGAACATTTTCACGCAGGATTTGCAGATCCCCAGTGGTGTGGAAGTAAGCTAACTTTAGAGCTAACCAATGGTCGACGTTACCATTCCCTTCCGCTATATCCTGGCCTGAAAATTGGTCAGATGATTTTTGTCATAACCGCCGGGATCCCTGATATCGACTACGCAGAAGTGGGACATTACAACAAACAACCTCGCGTGATGCCAAGCTGGGAGCAGCAGTCCTAGCTACCGTATAAGGGAGCCCGACCTAGCTCCCATGATGCACCAGATCGATGGCGTCGAACTGGTTAGCAAAAAGGTCACTAAACAACGATTTCGCGCTTCAATCTTTGAAGCATGGCATGACAGTTGCGCTTATTGTGGTCGTCATGCCACAACAATTGATCACGTAAAACCAAAAGCAAAAGGCGGACTCACGATTCCTGAGAATTGTGTGCCCGCCTGCCTTTCCTGTAATGCTTCTAAAGGTCACATGTCACTTTGGACATGGTGGACAATGCAGCATCATTGGGACTGGCATCGTGCGCAACAGGTTTATGAATGGATTACCGGGGTGGGTTGCCCTTCAAGTGCTCAATATAAATTTGCGCCTGCCATAGATCATTGGAATAGCGACAGATAGCTCCACCTGGCATACAGGCCGCATAGCGCACTTCGCCAAGATGCGGTTCTTCGCCCATTTCAATATAAAAACCGTCCCCGCAGTCAATTGCCCCGGAAGGCACTGCAGTCTCGTGCGAATCGGCCACCGGACGCTCTCCCTTCAGGAAACCCTAAGTCACATTTTGCCGCAACTGCCCTCCAGTGAATGCACTGCTGACAATACGGATGGCTGTCGTCAATCGCACGAGCATCGGCATAAAGTTGCTCGGCTTCTGATACCGCATCGTCCAAGGCAGCCGATTCAAGCGGCAAGTCAACCTTGCCTGTCTTGGTCTTAATGCGTACCCGCCAGCCGGGTGGCGCCTCGTAAAGCACCATCCGACCGGCGTGATAACGCAAACTCGCCATTTTTACACGGGTATTTCCCGGAGTTTAGAGATCAAGTCATCAATTGTCCCATCATTTGTGATAAAGCGATCAAAGCCGTCGTAGCCATCAAGACTCCCTTCGCTGGCGTGACCGTGTTCGCGCGGTACACCGGGTCGTTCAATGCGCCACATTTCGCCACCAAGCAGCTTGATCATTGCGGCTTCGTTGGGGAAGCGCACGTCATCAGCTACAACAGCCGAATACTGTTGAGCGCGACCTTTCCAGCAGCGCACCCAAATTTCTGGATGAATGCAGCTACGGCCCCATTCTGTGCCCAACGTCTGCAACATATGCCGCACGCTGACGCCAGCATCGCCGACAACAACCTGTTTGGCTTGATGTACCAGATAATTTGCGCCTTGTCGGTCATAGCCAAGTGACTCCAACATTGGAATCAGCATTAGCTTGAGCGTTTCAGCAAATGGCACGATCACGTAACCGCGCTGCTCAAGTTCGCTCGCAACAGTTGATTTGCCCGATTGCGGTGCCGGGCTGTAAAGACCAATAATTTTTTGCATTAAAGAGCACCGCTTGTTATGTGACCGGCCCGCATAATCTCTGCGGTATCAGACTTGAATCGATCCCACAGACCGGTATATGTGCCGCGCACGCCAGGTTCGGCGTTTGCACGGTCATATAGCTCGTAAAGGTAGTCAAGAAATTCAGCTTTGCCAGTTTCCACTTGCCATGGCTTGAGCGGTTCGCAAAGCATCTCGGTGGTCAGGGGACGTGGGCCCCCAATGAACGACTTTTCCATCAAAAAACCAAGGTTTGAAATAGGTTTCAATACCCCAAATCATGGGGTGGACGCCAAAAGACCCTACCCCTGCGCTGGGCAGGTACATGAAAACCTAACGCTGAGCGTCGGGTGCATGGTAAAGCCGCTCGAGCTGCATCGATGGCGGCTCTGGGAAGTCTTCATCTTCTGGCTCGGTATCGGCCGCGAGAGGATCAGATTGATCGCGGATAATCCAAGTCACAAGAGAGCTGTGCTCCTTGACCACAATCATGCCGACCCGAGGGGAACGGCTAATCCAACGGATAAGAGCCGCCTCGATTGGATTTAGGAATGGGTGGCTGCGCATAATTCGTTTTGAAGTAAAAGCAGTGAGCAGTCGCAAGCATATTTTGATCCGCCTTCCGGCAGACCGAGACCGCAGCGACCAATCCAGTGCAAGCATGTCGCACATGGGCCGCCATTATGTACAGGTTTATACTTCTGTAACCGATTTTTCAGCTTTGCTTCTGCTTTGCCTGCATCGGTTTGCTTGTAGCAAGCCGGGCATTGCAGAAGGCTGGTGGTCATGCGGCCGCAAGTTATACACGGCCGGGCGTTTTTGGAGTGAGCCATAAGCTAATTACAAAACAAATTACAATCGTAAGAGTCATTGGTGTTGTACTCAGGCAAGTCGAAGTTGCAAGCAGTACCAGTGTTGTGTATGCAGGTCTTGCATAAAACTTCACTTGGCAGCAAAGCGCGCATCTTGTCGACTATCGCCTGATTCTGCTTAGCGGTTTCGTAAAAGTCAGCTGACACTTCATGAGTTGTGATCCTGGTGTGGCAGTGCTTGCAGCGCTTGCGCCTGCGGATACCATCAGGTGTCGGCCTGGACTCGATCGTGACGTATTCGTGAGTGCAGCTATGCAAAGGCTGCCTCCGCGATAACCGGAAACTGCTCAGTAAAAATGTCGCGACAAGCAAGCGCGATCTCTTGGTGCTCCAGCTGGGTGCCGTGTGCCGAACGCAGCTCGATGTAATGCAGCCATGAACGCAGCGAGCCGCACATATAAAGCGTGGTTGGCGTACAAAGCGGCAGAATCCGACGTGCTGTTTCCTTGGCAAGCCCTTCTTCAAGCATTTGCTCGTAAAGACTGAACGATCGAGCAATTACATCACTAGTCCGCTCTGCCCAGTAGTTCTGCATGTATGACTCCAGCTCATCAATGCTGTTTTGCCGATTTTTGTGGTCCTGCAATCGCTGGTGTGGTGGATCGGCGATGTCAGTCTTGGCGTAGCGGGTGCTGAACTCTTGAAATGCAAACGAAGAATGACGCAAAATCTGAGCAGCAATATCGCGTTCAGTGTCGATCTGTACGCACATCGTCGCCATTTGAAAGGGGCTCCAGTGCGAGTGCTTGATCAGGTAGCGCAGCAGCCGGGGCGCTGTCTCGTCGTTGTCCTGATTCGATGGATTTGACACTCGCGCCATACGCACGATCAGCTTCTCTGCGTCTGATGTGCAATGCACCAAGCTCACGCGGCTCATTTCACCACCTCCACCTGCGCCATCGGCCAACGCGCAATTGCATATTGTTTGGCGCGTGCCGGTGATTCTGCGGGAATGCTGAATTTCATTGGCTTTGCACCTGGTTGCTTTACCGTTAAAAGGAACATTTTTGTTTTTGCGCCCACTGGCGCTCTGCTAATTCCTTCTCCATGCTGTGTTTTGCCAGCATCTTCCTCGATCCAGTGCATGATGAAAAATGGAATGGATTAGAAGTAACATTTCGCCCGAGCAGGAGTTGCAGCACGAACTGGCTGCTCGGTCGATGACGGAGCGCGAGGCTAGCCTCTATCGCTCCTGCGTGATGTACCAAGACTTGCTGCAGCAAGCAGTCTGGGAAATTATGCGCCTTGAGCTGGCACTTGAAGATCTGCAAGCGCGAGATCCCTCGCTTCGGCCTTGATCTCGTCAAAAACGGTCTGGCCAAGCTCTTCCAGTAAAAGCTCGTCCAGCCTCTGCTGATAAACCGTCACAAAACTCGGTGACTGCGCCTGAGGTGCTGGGGCAGAAGACTCCATTACCTGTTTGACCTGCGTGGCAAATGCAACGCAGATGCGGCGCTTCTTCTTGACGCGGTGGATCCAGTCCTTATCAGCTGGAATTCCTGATGCTTGCGCCATTACTTGCGCTTCATTGACCTTATCGTCCATTGCTTGGACCGCGATCACCAGCTCTGCGTGCAGCTTTCGAGCATCGGCAACCGATAACTGATGAATTTCGTGTAGCGCTACTTGACGCTCTAGAGATTTGCTGTTGAAGGTAAATTCCATAATTTCGGGAAGTAAGGGGCAGCCGAAGCTGCCCCGGATTGATCAGAACGGAATATCGTCCTCAATGGTCGACACTGCACCGTTAAATGCAGTCGCGATCTGTTGCGCAGCCTGTTGCATCACAGCGGGAGGTGCGGCTACAGGGGCGGGAGCGGGTGCAGAAGCCGCAGAAGGCGCGGGCTTCGCTTGCGTGGGCACGATGCTCCACATTTCTGCCGTGACGACAAGCTGAGTTTTTTGCTCGCCAGTGTTGCGATCAGTCCAGCGATCTGTCTTCACTCGACCAGTCACATCAATCAGTGCCCCTTTCTTGCACTGATCCGCGAATTGAGAAGCCGCTTCACCCCAGATCTCGACCTTGAACCAGTCAGGCTCTTGACCGTCATCCTTCTTGGCGCCAGGCTTGTTAATAGCCATGGTGGCGTTTGCGACGCAATTACCCGATTCGAAGTATCGAATTTCGGGGTCGCGGCCCAAGCGGCCAATAAAGCGATGAACACTGGCTCGAAGCACAGTGGCGATAATTTCGTTCATGGTGATAGTCGATTAATCGGCCGCAGACACGGCTTGATTCTTGGGCTTCCGACCGCGCTTCGGACGCAATGCATCCTCAGGGGTTTTGGCGATGCACATCACATAACAGCCGTCGCCGTCTGTGTTTTTGCGCATCGAATATCGCAGCTCACCGTCTTTCGACATCTGGCTGACGACCTGGGCGACCGTGGTCGGCTTGTACCCATCGCCCGTTTCCGAATTATAGAACGAAACGGAGATGGCGTCACCTGCCTGCATCGAGAGAATCTCGTCGCGCAATGGGGTGGTCTTGCTGCGACGCGCAATGCGACTGCATGCTTCTTCGATTGACACCTTTTCGAACTCCGCCATAACACAAAATAAAACGAACTCGATAAACAGACTACACTCTTGCTTCAATTGCAGCAACCAATTGCGCTGCCTCTTCAGCCGTTAGCTCGCCCTGTCCGGTGAGCTGATCAACTCGCTTGCGCATTGCTGGCATCTGATCTGGTGTAGCTTGCTGAATCGCATTCCACGCTGTTACGTAATAGCCAGTCGGTTGCAGCGTTTGCACCAGCTTTCGACGCTTTGGTGGCTGCCACTCGCAAACCACCTGCTCGCGAATGTCGGGGCTGCCAAACACGCGAATGCAAGGCTCATTCCTGCGCTTTGGGAACGGCATGATGTCCGTCGTCGCATACAGCGTTACGCGCTTGCCGATCCACTGCTGCACGTCGCTGCCAAACATTGCGCGGATCGCAACGGCATTGACCTTGGGGAGTACAAGCTGCAATGCGGTTTCCTCAAACCCCATCACAACCTTGTCTTCAAGGCCGCGTTCACCCTCAATCTGCTCCTTGGCGACAGTCTTGATCGTGTAATTCGCCTTCCCGTTTGGGATCAGGCCAGCTTTCAAAAAGCGACCGGGATACAGCTCATCGAAATTCATTCCAGGCCCTCCAGTTCAAGGTCATCAGCATCGGTCGCATTTGCAGGATCATCCGCATGTGCCCAACGTGGTGCATCCATCTCAATCGTGCCCCACGATGGCCACAGGTCAGATTCCATGCAGCGCTTCACCGCAACGATCGCTTCCTCGCGCCTGCGGTGACCCTCCTCAATTAGGTCAGGTGACAGCACATTGACGCTGATGTTATGCGGCCACTGCCACTCATACGCGATCAGAACGCAGGTATGAGGTGGCACGCCATAACGATCCGTCCAGCCGGCGCTGTAATGCGCCATCTGCAGGTCATACGCCAGTGAATACGACTGCGCCGCAAACATCCGGGGACTTGCAGACCGTGCCTTTTTAAGGTCCACGAGAATGCCGCGATCTGGATGCTCCACGTCTGGTTTATACCGGCAGTCGACTTCCATCAGGTTGTCGTGCCAGAAATGTGGATCCTGACCTTGACCGTCCCTTAGTAGTGGCGCTGCATCTGGATCGCGCATCAACGCTTCCACAATCCGAAGCGCGTTGTCTTCCCAGTCGCGAGTGATCACATCGCGACCGGCCGCTTCGGCTTGAAACTCGGCCCAGATCGCTTTTCCTTCCTTGGTTCGCCGATCGCACTGAGGCGCAACGAGATACCGCTTCGAGTACTCGGCAGGCTCCGTAATTAAACAATCCACCAGGCTGCCCTGACGCATTGCGTCCGTAGGCAGGAATGGCTTGCGGTCTGGATCAACATGCTTGGCCCAGTAGTCACGCGGGGTGCCGCTGATGATCGTCTTGAGTTTCGACGCTGACAGCGCCGGATGTGAGTGGTAATCAGACACGATGAGATAAGTCGCGAGCGAGCTTTAGGTTTTCAAGTGAATGACGAAGCGCGAGGAATGACTCCGCCATGCCGTCTTGCCAATAAATCTTGCCGAGCACCTGATCAAGCTGGTCTCGGATGGGGACCAGCGCGTCCCGAAATTCTTCTGGAGTCATAAGTGGATAAAGGTACTTATAAAGGCTACCATAGCCCTACACGAATTGTCTAGCCCCATGGCCGACCCCTTCGATCGCGAGCTGATCTTCTTCATGCACCGTGGCGGCATGAAGGCTGCCGCCATCGCGCGCGCACTCCAAGTGCCTTACAGCCGGGTGCTTCGGACGCTCCGACCCCCAGTGTCGAATGACACCCGCAATGATGAAACAATTCGTAATCAGGTAGCTGGTAAGGATTGCGAGCCGGATCAGGGCAACCCGATCTGACTCGCGGTCGCACTTACTGGCGCGCTCCCCCAGCGCTTTTGCGAGCAGCCTCCACACGGCGAATACCTGTGATCAGATAAGCGTAGTCTCGCGTTTCCGTGACATAAGTCTCGGCATCGCATATGTCGCATTTGCCGATCCAGCTACTGCTGCACCCAACGCTATAAACGCCATATCTGGTGCCGCAGTCCTTGCAGCACTTGTAGGCGTTGCGGAGGCGGTTGATGAGGTCGTCGTAATCGTTCATGGTTCAAGGAAGCGGCGGTGAACTATCTGGAGATCCCGGAAGGTTGACTAGACCGCAGCGGCCCCAGTAGCCGCGTTGGGACGCGGGGTAGCGCGTATCCGCATTGACCCAACGGAAACTGCCAATCTTGCCGGCGTGGCTGCAGATGTAGATAAAAGGGAACTCGGTCATGGAAGTGGGTCTGACTATTGTGGGTCAAGCTCATCGGCGATGTTGTTTAAGACATCTGCCGGGTGTTGCTGTTCAGCCCATCGAAGACACACTTCATCCGCAGCAGCACGAAGGGCGGCGGCAATAGCAAGCACGTCAGCAATGGAAGTGTCGGGTATGACATCGTGGAAGGCATCCAGTACTGCCTGAGCAGCGGGTGAAAGTTGTTTAGTCATTGCGCATCCTTCTTGATCCTGATGCTGTTGATATTGAGCAGGCAGGCGACCCCGGCCCACTTCCACGCCCCTGGAGCAAAAATCACGACTAGCGCAAAGACGCAGAGTGTGATGATGTTTTCAACGATGGCAGCAATAATTGCGCGGTCAGAGAGAATCATTAGTGGGATGGACTACTGGGCTTCAAGCTCATCAGCGATGGCAAGGAATTTGCACCGGATGCGAACCCACTGGTCACGGCGAGCGTCATCATGCTCATCTCCAACAGCGTTTACGACTTCCGGCAGCACTTGATCTGCAGCAGCTCGCAGAGCGGCGGCAACGGATTGGCGAGTGGCGTTTCCATCGTCAGGTGCTTGATAGGCTGCATTTAGTACAGCCCAGGCTTGTGGTGAAAGTTCAGACATAGAAGTAGAAGCGACTACTCGTTATCGGGGAGTTGTTCAAGGGCGCGGCGGATGGTGTCTGCACCAAGTTGAGTAGAGCTGTTATTGAGAATGTGAGCTAACGCCTCTAACGCCTGCTCCTTCAAGCTCGGCGGCTTGGGGCGCATTGCTTCTTTTAACGATTCACCCACTGGAGTAATCCGCAGATGCGGTTCATTCAGAGCATTATGATCCAGCCACTTTGCATCTTCTGCAAGTTGTTGGTCAGCGCCCCATTGGGCGACAGCTATAAGGACGCGTTGATCAAACGGGCTAATCACAGAAACTGGACCGCCGTATAGCTCTTCCATCCACTGCTGCACCAGCTCCGGCGGTGGGGTGATGGCAGTCATTCTTCAACCTCGTAACGCTTGCCAATGGCAGCTGCCCAAGCCACCAGATCACTGGCGCGGACGAGCTGCACTCCATCTTCAGGGCCATC